GTACTTTCGTTCTCTTTTTCTGCGGAAGTGTCTTCAACTTCGTCAGGAAACTTGTATGGGTCAGCCATTTTCTTCCTTTTAAGCGCGGGTTAAGCCGCGAGGGTCTTGCACAACAGCATCAACTTGGTCGTCGTTGATGAGACGGAACTCTTTGCCAAAGATTTTGAATCTTGTGCCAGAGTAGGTACGTACTAAAACAAAATCACCTTCTTTGCACCATGCTCCGTTAGGAAACTTGGCGGTGTCGTTGTACGCATCAGGGCCAACTTTCAAAACAAACAACACAGTGGTTGCTGTTTCTTCTTGACGCATGCTTTCGATTGGTCGGACTAAGTCCAGACTTGTACCATCCACTCGTTCAGAGATGTCGGGCACAGCGCAAAGAATCTTCCAACCTGTGGGGATTGGGAGTTGCGTGGCCTTTAGCTCATCGGTAGCTTCGGTTTCAGGTGCATCCAAAGGTTGGATGGGTTCAGGCAGTGCAAAAGCACCGGGGGTTAAATCAATATCACTCATCTGATTGTTCAACTTTCTGTGCAAGGTCAAGGAGATAACGCTCTGCGAGGGCTAGACCCTGAATCACCCCGCAAAGTTTTTGATACTCTTCAAATGTGCGACACCCCCCACCTGACAAATCGTCAGCGTAGTTGTTCATGTCAGTGCGTATTTTTTCGCGCAAAACGCGTGCGAATTCTTGGATCATGATTTAGGTTCCGTTTTAGGTTGGTTGCGTGCTTGCAGATCCATTTGAGCTTTGTTCTTGGCAATATCAGCGCCCATCTGAATACCAGCGCGTTCCTGCTCAAACTGAGATTTGGTTTTGCTTTCGTTGATTTGTGCGCCCACTTTAAGAGCGTCAAGTTCCAAACGACCACTGACTTTTTGCTCTTCCAACTCTTGCTTGTCGGTGGCAATGGTTGCGTCCATCATCAACTTTTGTTTCTTCAACTCCAACTCGCCCTGCTTGATCTGCAACTCTTGCAACTGCATCTGAACCACGGGGTCTTGTGCTTGCTGTTGTGCTTGCATCTGCGCGGCTTTTGCTTGGTCTTGTTGCAACACTTGGTTGGCCGCTTGCGCCATCATTGCTGACAAAGCTAACTCCACGTTCGGTGGCAACTTCTCATCTTCAGGCGGCAGTGGCATACCAAGTTGCTGCTCAATCTTCTGACGCATCATGTAGCCAACGTGTTCTGCAACGTGTGCAGTAAGCGCCGCTTGAATGGCTGGAGCACGGGGGTTCTGACCAATGAACTGTTGAATCAGTGGGTCTTGCAGCAGCATCATGTGCACTTGGATGTGTGACTGATGGTCTTGATACATAAACGCTTTGAGCGGTTTGCCCTTGAGCACATTCTGGTTCTCAGACACAGGATCAGTGGGCTTCTGGTCTTCTTCAAGCGGCACCAACTTAGCTGCGTTTTTAATACCTAACACCTCCAACATACTACGGTGCAGTTGGGGTAAGTCATAGATGTCAGGCGCCATCTGCGCCATCTGAATCACAGCTTGGTACTGCACAACACGTTGACTCATGGTCGCGGCGTTGGGGTCAGACACAGGAATCACATCTACGTGGTTGTAGTCAGACTGCTTAGCGCGTGGGCCTTTGGTGCCCTCTGGCTCATACAAATAATCAGTGTCAGAGTAATCACGAATGATGTTCTTAAGCAGACCCAACTCTTGCTTCAACGCAAAGTGCACACGGGCTTGAACAGCCGTCATGACTTTCAACTGACGTTCTAACAGTGCCAGTGTTGTACCGACAGGAGCGTTGCCACTCATGTCAGACACCTTCATATCAGCGGTGGCGGCAAACCTGCGACCTTCTTCCACAATGTTCTGAAGCAATGTGTACAAAGTTTGGCTTGGCTCTTTGTATGGCAGGGGTAAGATGTTGTCACGGATCGTGCCAGAGCCTACATCTACATCACGGAACTCTCCGGGTGCGATGGGGGTGTCGTCGCCTTTGATTCGCAAGCCACGGGTCTTAAGTCCACCGGGCAGGTTGGCAAGTGTTCCTGCATCGATGAGTTGACGCATGAGAGAGGTAGCGGATTTAGCAAAGCCTCCGATAAGATGGAAAAGCCCGAAGCCGTAAGCTCCAAAACCCGGGATATATTGGTAGTGCACAAAGTGCTGACGCTTAAGTTTAAGTGGGTCATCTTCCTCCCAATTACGGCGAATAGCCAATACATCGTTAGTACCTTTGATGAGTGTTACCACGTACGGCAACATGATGCCAGTGGGTTCACCATCATCTTCATCTTCAAAGCCTTTGAGGTCTAGGTCAACGTGGCACTCATACAGTGTGTAACGTTCATCGTTCAGGTCACTAAAGCCTGTCTCTTTGTCTTTGGCTTTCTGAATATCGCTGATGGATTTATCAGGTTCAGACAACTCAATATCACGGTAGAACCCAGCTTGTTGTAGCTTGAGAATCTCATTCTTTGTCTTACGCATCACGTGTGTAATGCGGTAGCACGTATCCATCTCTGTAGTGCCATACGGCAAGATGATGTCTTCGGCTGGAATGAAAATCGATACCTGACGTCCCAAATTGGGATCGTAGTACACCTTCTTAAACGCTGAACCCGTGGCTGGCAGTGACCACAACATACGCTCATGCTCTGGGCGAAACTCAACCATCTTCTCTGTCAACTGATAATTCATATCATCTTGAACACGGGCGGCGGCTTCCTTCTTCTCAGGTGTCTCCTTACCAATGATCTTGGTGCGCACTGGCCCTTGCGCGGGGAACGTCTCAGTGATTGTCTCCGCTTGGAAGCGAACAACCGCTTCTGTAATCATGGGGTGGAACACACCTGACGCACCGTTCCAAGGTTCTGTGCGCTCTTCCATCTGCAAGCCCAACAGCTTCAAACCTTCTGTGTATGCTTTCTCCCAATCCTTGCGTGAGGCTTTGTCGTTGTCAATGTCAGAACACAACTCACTTGCCATAGATTGCAGTGCACTATCAGCTACTTCATCGGCCAAGTTATCAGAGAAGGTGTCGTCGTCCCCTTCACCAATGCTGATCTCCATGTCACCTATTGAAATGTTGACTTCTTCAGGGTCAACAATCTCAATCTCAATCGCCTCTTCGTCTTGCGCTAATGCGTCGATCCCTGCAGGTTGTTGGTACAGTGCTTTGTCAATATTGGTAGCCATATTTGATCCTTAGTAATACGCCGCTTTACGGGGTATTGAGTAAATGTCATCTTTTTCGTCGCTGTCCAAGCTGATGAATCCACCATTCCTGAACCGAGCTAACGCCATACTTGTGCAGTCAACCATGTCATCATGATCTGACGCGGGGAACGCAGCCACCTGCTCCACAACTTCCTCTGCCCAGCGTCTCCCCGCAGGATACCAGACCATGCCCGATCTGAAAATATCTGACACTGCATTCAGCCGTGCAACTTTATCACCTGTGCCCCTGTGTGGGGTGAACTCTTGAACAGGAATACCCATGCGCCTGAACTCTTGGAACAGGGGTGTACCGCTGGATTTCTTCTCAACAATGAACGCATCTGGCTCCCAATCTCTGTACTCTTCCAGTGCCAAATCTTTGAGTTCAGCAAACTCCACCCGTTTGTTGATGGCGTTCATCAGGATGATGTGGGGCTTCTCCCCTGTAAGTTTGTGAGTGAACACACCCCATGTGAGCAGTGCTGTAAAGTCAGCGCGGTTGTTCTTCTCAGCCGCCGCGTCAAGCGTCATGATGACAAACTCAAGCTCTGGTGGGTCTTCTTCTTCCCACTTCATCCACCACTCGCGTTTGATGATCGCGCCTTCTTCGCTGGTGGGTTGTTGCTGATACTGAGCGTTCCACTGGAACGAGGGCATCGACGCTTTGGTTCTATGCAGGGCTTCAAGGTCAAAGAACTCAGGCCACAGCGCCCTCTCTTCTGGCGTGTTCTCGTTGAAGATGGCTGGGAACTCGAAGAACTCATACTTATCAGACTCTTCGTTGCGAGCCATGTCCTTGGCCATCATGCCAATCAGATCGTTGGGATGCCAGCGTGTATGCACAATCGCCATCCGGCCACCCGGCATCAGACGTGTTCGAGCACCAAAAGTAAACCATTCGTACGCCTTTTGAAACACCTCAAAGTTGCCGTTCAAGATGTCCTGCTCAGAGAACGGATCGTCAACAATCAAAAAGTCAGCGCCCCGACCTGCCAAAGCTGAGCCAACACCGCAGGCAAAGTACTCACCACCTGAGTTGGTGTTCCACCGACCGGCTGACTTGCTATCCGCCGCCAGCGTCACCGTCGGGAATATTTCTTTGTACATATCTTGGTCAACCAAGTTACGCACCTTGCGTCCAAAGTCAACGGCCAAGTCTGTGGTGTGCGACACCATCAGTACTTTCTTATCAGGGAAGTTGCCAAGGAACCATGCAGGGAAGTAAACCGACACCAAAAAAGATTTGCCGTGTC